TGACTATAACTTTTTATACACTTATAATTTTAACATAAACCTTTAATTTTTATTTACACATGGCGACAAATTCATTAGACGCAGTACTTGCACAGTACGAGAAATCAACACAGAACACATCATCTAATGGTTCTAAAATGTCTTCAGAAGACCGAATGAAAAAATATTTCGCGGCTCTTTTAAAAGACAATGAAAAACAAGGACAGAGACGAGTACGTATTCTTCCTACAACAGACGGATCTTCACCGTTTAAAGAAGTATGGTTCCACGAAATCCTAGTGGACGGTAAATATCAAAAATTTTACGATCCAGGAAAAAATGACAACGAGCGTTCACCTTTGAATGAAGTTTACGAAGAACTTATGTCAACAGGTAAAGAGGCCGACAAACAATTAGCAACACAATACAAAGCCCGTAAGTTTTACATCGTAAAAGTTATTGATCGTGATAACGAGCAAGATGGAGTTAAATTTTGGAGATTTAAACACAATTACAAACAAGAAGGAATCCTTGATAAAATTATTCCAATTTGGAAGGCAAAAGGAGATATTACAGATCCTGATAAAGGACGTGATTTGATTCTTGAGTTAACAAAAGCAAAAACTCCAAAAGGTGCATTCTACACAGTTATCCAAACAGTAATGTATGATGACCCTTCTGCAATTTCAGAGGATGAAAATCAAATGGCAGAGTGGGTTAGTGATGAATTAACTTGGGAAGATGTTTATTCTAAAAAACCTGTTGAATATCTCGAAGCGATTTCAAGAGGGGAGACTCCACGTTGGGACTCTGAAAAAGGTGGTTATGTTTACTCTAATGATGAAACTTCGGAAGTTTCTATGGGAGGAAAACCAGCACCAAAATCAATCAATGAAGTTTCTGATCCTCAGGCAAACGATGAGGTTGATGAAGAATTACCATTCTAATTTTAATTATCAAAAAAGTAACGGGAGCGGTTTATTGTTCCCGTTTTTTTGTCTATATTTTATAGTACAAATACTAAATTACATACCATATGGCACTTAAAAAAAACGACTTTAGTTCTTTGAAGAAAAAGTTTTCTTCAGATGCAAAATACAAACCCCAAAGATTTTTTGATCTTGGTCCTGAATTTTTGGATGCGGTAGGATTACCCGGACCTGCAATTGGTCACCTTAATATGTTATTAGGTCACTCTGATACTGGTAAAACAACGGCCCTTATCAAAACAGCGGTTGATGCTCAAAAGAAAGGTATTCTTCCTGTGTTTATTATTACAGAACAAAAATGGTCTTTTGATCACTCAAAAATAATGGGGTTTGAATGTGATGAAGTGGTTGATGAAGAAACAGGTGAATTAACTTGGGACGGATTCTTCTTGTTTAATAACAACTTTAGTTATATTGAACAAATCACAGATTACATCAATGACCTATTGGATGCACAAGAAAAAGGTGAATTAGATTATTCACTTTGTATTATGTGGGATTCAGTTGGATCAGTTCCTTGTAAAATGACTTACGAGGGTAAAGGAGGTAAACAACACAATGCAAGTGTTTTAGCCGACAAAATTGGTATGGGTATAAACCAACGTATTTCAGGATCTCGTAAGGCAGATTCTAAATACGAAAATACCTTAATCATTGTTAACCAACCTTGGGTAGAATTACCTGACAATCCATTTGGTCAACCTAAGATCAAGGCAAAAGGTGGTGAAGCAATTTGGTTAAACTCTTCTTTGGTATTCTTATTTGGTAATCAAAAAGGTGCGGGTACAACAAAGATCACTGCGACAAAAGATAAGAGAACTGTAAAGTTCGCTTCAAGAACAAAAGTGTCGGTTATGAAAAACCACATCAATGGTCTTGGTTTTGAAGACGGTAGAATCATTGTAACACCACACGGATTCTTGCCAGGTAAAGATACGACGGAAGAAAAGGCATCAATAGAAAAGTATAAGAAAGAATATGCTGACTATTGGAAAGACATAATCGGAGTTGATGGTGACTTCGATTTGAAAACAGAAAAAGAAGAGGTTGAGTAGAAATCATCTAAGATTTAAGGAAGTGTCCAAAACATTATTAGTAGACGGAAATAATTTATTGAAAATTGGGTTTCATGGTGTTAGAGAATTCTATCACAATGGGAAACATGTTGGTGGCGTTTGGCACTTTCTTAATACTCTTCGTAAATTTTTAGAAGAACACAACTACGATAAAGTTGTGGTATTTTGGGATTCAAAAACCTCATCTTCACAAAGAAGATTGATTTACCCAAAGTACAAATTGAATCGGAAACCTTCTGAATCAGAACAAAAAGAAGAATCTTTCTCAGAACAAAAACAAAGGGTTAGACAATACCTTGAGGAGATGTTTGTAAGACAACTGGAGACAGAACACGCAGAAGCTGATGACTTAATAGCCCATTACTGTCAAGTGTCCTTAGATGAGACTAAAACTATATTCTCAAGTGATAGAGATTTAACTCAATTAATCTCTGAAAAAGTTTCAATTTACTCACCATCCACAAAACAATATTATAAGTTGGGGGATAAGATTAAATTACATGATATTGAAATTCCCCACTTTAATGTTAAGACCGTAAAGATTCTCACTGGTGATAGTTCAGATAATATCGATGGTATCTTCTATCTTGGTGAGAAAACCTTAATTAAATTATTTCCTGAGTTACTTGAAGAATTAGTACAAATACCATATATTTTGGATAAGAGTACTAATTTACTTAAAGAAGAAAAAGGGAATGTTGCCCTACAAAACTTGTTAAGTGGTAAAACTAAAGAAGGTATTTTTGGTGATGAATTTTACATTATCAACCAAAAACTTGTAGACTTAGATGAACCATTATTAAGTGATGAGGACAAAGAATTAGTTAGACTATATTACTCCGAGTCGTTGGATCCCGATGGAAGGGGACATAGGAATCTAATTAGAATGATGATGGAAGATGGATTCTTTAAATATCTACCTAAGGGTGACGACGCTTGGGTAGGTTTTTTAAAACCATTTTTAAAGTTAACAAGAAAAGAAAAAACAAATTTTAGAAACAAAAAAAATTAAAAAAAACAAATGAAAGAACAGGATATTACCAAAGTCGAATTTTTGTTAATGTGTAACGATAACATTGTAGTTCAAAGATTCTTCAATGTTAGAAACTTCAATAAAAATGCTCATAGATCTGAAGATTTTTATTATCATATCGAAAGTATTTGCAATGAGTTAAAATACGATCTTAAGATGAGATCAGTAACATACATGTTGGATAACCAATATGAAATTTCAGAAAACCCTGATGTGTTAAATACATCAATCACGGAAGGTCCGGAAAATTTTAATTTAATTATTAAGCTTGGAGATATGACAATTTGTCAGCGTGAGTTTGATGCTAAAGTATACCCTCCGAAGGTAAGATATACCGTAGACCTACGACCAAAGTTAAAAAGCATCCTTTCATCACTTACTGACATTTTTTCAGGTAAAAATTTTAATTATTTTTATCCTGAATTTATCAAAAACTAATACTATTTATTTTTACTAAAGGAGAGAAAAACTATATGGCGACAGGTAAAAATTTTGAGTATTTAGGTAATACGTTTCAGTTACAATTACTAAATCAAATCATTGTGGATAAAGACTTTTCACATTCAATTATTGATGTGATTGAGAATAGTTATTTTGAAAACAAATATTTCAAAATTATCATTCAAATGGTGAGAGAGTATTATACAAAGTATGACCACACACCGTCGTTTGATACGTTAGAACAAATTACAAAATCAGAATTACAACAAGAAATTGCATCTAAGATTGTTATGGATACAATCAAAAAAATTAAAGATGCGCCTATTGATGGGGTGGCTTTTGTACAAGAAAAGGCTTTAAAATTTTGTAAACAACAAGAGTTACAAAAAGTAATGGGTCAGGCTCAAAAGATCATTGATGGTGGAGAGTTTGAAAACTACGACACACTCGAAGAATTAGTTAAAACTGCCCTTCAGGTTGGTGCGAAAGACACCTCTATGTTAGATGTGTTTTCAAATCTCGACCAAGTTTTAGAGGACGACTATAGACATCCGATTCCTATGGGAATACCTGGTATTGATAGGTTGTTAAAGGGAGGTTTGGCAAAAGGAGAAATTGGTGTTATTTTAGCACCTACCGGTGTTGGTAAATCAACCGTTCTAACCAAGATGGCAAACCACGCATTCAATTTAGGATTTAACGTACTTCAAATCTTTTTTGAGGATAACCCAAAGGTAATCCAAAGAAAACACTTTACCTTATGGACTAAAATTCATCCAGACGATTTGTCAGAAAAAAAAGATGAGGTAATGAAAAAAGTTAAAGAGATTGAAGATTCAATGCCAAACAAGTTGATTTTGAAAAAGTTACCATCAGATACTATGACCATGTTACAAATCAAAAATCAAATTAGAAAATTAGTTTCTGATGGGGTAAAAATTGACATGATTGTTTTAGATTATATTGATTGTATTGTACCTGATAAAAATTTAGGTGATGAATGGAAGAGTGAAGGATCGGTAATGAGAGCATTTGAGGCAATGTGTCACGAGATGAATCTTGTTGGCTGGACAGCAACTCAAGGCAACAGGTCTTCAATTTCTTCCGAAGTTGTAACAACAGATCAAATGGGGGGATCAATTAAAAAGGCTCAGGTTGGTCACGTTATTATATCGGTAGCAAAAACATTACAACAAAAAGAAATGAAATTAGCAACAATCGCTATTACAAAATCACGTATTGGTGATGACGGTGTTGTATTTGAGAACTGTAAGTTTGATAATGCAATGATTGAGATAGATACTGAAAGCTCAATGACGTTCTTAGGTCTTGAAGAACAAAAAGAAGAAAGACAAAGACAAAGAGTGAAAGAACTCTTAGAGAAAAGAAAACAAAGAGAAACACAATCAAATTAACAAAATAAGTAAATTTATAAAAATGGAAAAAATACTAGTAGAAAATCCTGGTCGGTTCGTTATCTTCCCTATTGAACACAATGATATATGGGAATTTTACAAACAACACCAAGCAGCGTTTTGGACAGCAGAAGAGGTGGATTTAACTAATGACATCAGAGATTGGGAAAATTTAACAGAAAATGAAAAATACTTTATTAAGAATGTATTGTCATTTTTCGCGGCTTCTGATGGTATTGTGAATGAAAACTTGGCAGAAAATTTCTACCGTGAAGTACAATACCCCGAAGCTAAATTCTTTTACGGATTCCAATTGGCGATGGAAAACATTCACTCATTAATGTATTCGTTGTTGATAGACACATATATTAATAACCCTAAGGAAAAAGACGAATGTTTTAATGCAATTGACAGATTACCAGCCGTTCAGAAAAAAGCTAAATGGGCTTTAGAATGGATTGAAAAGGCGTCATTTGCAGAAAGATTAGTTGCATTTGCTGCGGTTGAAGGTATCTTTTTCTCAGGTTCGTTCTGTTCTATTTTTTGGATGAAATCAAGAGGAATCATGCAAGGTTTGTGTAATGCTAACTCTTTGATCTTTAAAGATGAAAATTTACATTGTGACTTTGCAATTCACTTATTAAATAATCATTTAGAGAATAAACCTTCCGAAAAAAGAATTAAAGAGATTTTACTTTCGGCTTTAGAAATTGAAAAAGAATTTATTACAGAATCACTACCAGTTTCTTTAATCGGAATGAATTCAAATTTAATGAAACAATATCTTGAATTTGTAGTTGACGGACTACTTGTTAAGATGGGATGTAGTAAAGAATTTAAGGTAGAACAACCATTTAAGTTTATGGAACAAATTGCTGTTGAAACTAAAGGTAATTTCTTTGAATCACGAACTATGGAGTATCAGAAGGCAAAATTGAATGAAACCATAACATTTACAGAAGACTTTTAATTTTTAAAATATGTCATTAAAAATAAATAAACGAGGAGGTGAGAGTGTATCATTCAACCCTCAAAAAATCTATAACAGAGTTAAAAGAGCATCAAAAGGGTTAAATGTTAACTCAGATGAAATTTTTATTAAAGTAATTACTTCTGTACCTACAGAAGGTGAAGTGACTACAAAAGAACTTGATAAGTTAGTTTATGAGATTGCGGCTTCTTACACAGGTAGCCACCATGATTACTCAAGATTGGCGGCAAGTGTTGCAATTTCTTCATACCATAAAGAGACTAATGAAAGTTTTTCACAAACAATGATGCAACTTTATGAAGATGGAATCATCAATGAAAAGTTGATTGAAATCATTAAAGAATATGGTGAAGACACTATTGATGCTGTAATTAATCATGAGAATGATTACAACTTCGATTATTTTGCTTGGAGATCTTTACAAGAAATGTATTTATTAAAAAGACCAAATGGTAAAGTAGTTGAAAGACCACAACATATGTATATGAGAGTCGCATTATGGTCAACTAATAATATTATAGACGCATTTGAATATTACAAATCTTTGTCAAATCAATTGATTTCAAAGGCAACACCAATTATGATTAATGCGGGAACTAAAGTTCCGCAGTTAGCATCGTGTGTTTTACACTACAACAACTCTGATTCAAGAAAAGGATTGTTAGATACCCTTAACGACATCTCAACATTTTCATCTGACGCTGCGGGTATTGGTTTGTCAATGTCAAATATTCGTAGTAAAGAAAGTAGAATCTCAACTTCAGGTGGTTATGCTGGAGGACTTTTGAAATATTTAAAAATTGTTAATGAATCACTGAGGTTCTTTAATCAACAAGGTCGTAGACCTGGTAGTGCTGCTATTTATCTTGAACCTTGGCATAAAGACATTTTTGATCTTTTAGATATTAAAAAGAATACAGGTGCTGAAGAACTAAGAGCTCGTGACTTATTCACGGCACTTTGGATTCCTGACAATTTTATGAGAGCGGTTAGAAATAACACTAGTTGGTATTTGTTTTGTCCTAATGATATTACTAAAGCTGGTTTAAAACCATTACAAGAATGTTTTGGTGACGAATATGAAGAAGTGTATAATAAGGCCGTTTCTATGGGGTTGGGTAAAAAAGTAAAAGCTCAAGACATTTGGAGTAAAGTTGTCGAATCTCAAATTGAAACAGGAGTTCCTTATTTATGTTCTAAAGACAACGCAAATAGAAAAACTAATCACCAAAACATCGGTGTAATTAAACAGTCTAACTTGTGTAATGAGATCTACCAGTACACAGATGAGGAAACTACTGCTATATGTACACTCTCATCAATGGTTTTAAAAAACTTTATTCAAGGAGGAAAGTTTGATTTTGAACTTTTATTTAATGAAGTCAGAAAAGTTGTTAGGTCACTTAACAAAGTTGTGGACATAAACAACTACTCAACTGAAAAAGGTAGAAAAGGTGGTTTAGAACAAAGAGCAATAGCAATTGGAACTCAAGGTTTAGCCGATGTATTTTATTTAATGGACTATATCTTCACATCTAATGAAGCTAAAAAATTAAACAAAGAGATATTTGAAACAATTTACTACGCGGCAATTTACGAAAGTAATCAGTTGTGTATGGACGGTAAGTACAAACCTTATTCATTCTTTAAAGGATCACCAATGTCAGAAGGAATATTTCAATTTGATATGTGGGGATTAGACGAAACACAACTCTCAGGAATGTGGGATTGGAATAAACTTAAAAATAGTGTTTCACAATATGGAGTTTGTAATTCATTATTTACGGCTCAAATGCCTGTGGCTTCTTCGGCTAAAATTACAGGTTCATATGAAATGACAGAGCCGGCACACTCGGCAATTTTTAACAGAAGAGTTGTAGGTGGAGAAATTATGATCGTTAACAAATACTTGATTAATGACTTTGAAAAAATTGGAATTTGGTGTGAAGACTTAAAAAATGAAATTATTATAAACGAAGGATCAATTCAAAATATTAATTTCAATAACTACTTGGACCCTGAAGATAAAAACTACAATAAGAAAGTTAAACGAATTGAACATTTAATTCCTAAGTATAAAACTATTTGGGAGATTTCACAAAGAGAACTTATTGATATGGCTGCAGATAGAGCACCATTTGTAGATCAATCACAGTCAATGAACATCTATATGGCAAATCCAACTTTATCTAAAATTACATCATCACATTTCCACTCTTGGGAAAAAGGATTAAAAACTTTATGTTATTATGTGAGGACTAAAGCAATATCAACAGGAGCTAAACATTTAGCTTTAGATATGTCTAAACGTGAAAAACCTAAAACAACACCTGAACCACCAAAAGTTGACTATTCTCACTTGAACTTACCACCAAGACCTGAGGATTCTGATTTTGAATGTTTTGGATGTTCATCTTAAAGTAATAATCACTACCTCGGTAGTGATTTTTTTTTTACTTAAAAATTCTATAACTTATATTTATATGTGATATGGCAAATGGCATTACATACGGTATAGGGTTTCCTTTCGTTGATTCTTTTACAGGTAGGTATTTAGATGTTACTGAAACTACTGAAGCAGAAATTAGAGGTAACTTAGTTCACTTACTTTTAACAAGGAAAGGAAGTAGATATTTTTTACCTGATTTTGGAACAAGATTATATGAATATATATTCGAACCACTTGATGGTCCTACGTTTTCAGATATTGAGGCGGAGATAAGGGACACCATTAGAACATTTATGCCAAACTTACAAGTTACAAATATTGTTGTTGAACCGGCATCCGCAGGACTTGAAGATAAAGGTTATACGGTTAACCAATACGGTGAACGAGAATTTAAAGTTACAAACATTGCCAATTTAGAACATACGGCAAGAATCAAAATTGATTATAAAATCACTGATTCGGCATTTGAATCACAAGATTTTGTTATATTAAATATTTAATGATATATGGCTGAAAAAAAGATATCCTATACGGTCCGAGATTTTCAAGGAGTAAGATCTGAGTTAATAAATTTCACAAGAACTTACTATCCTGATTTAGTTCAGAACTTTAATGATGCTGGGATTTTTTCAGTAATGTTAGATTTGAATGCCGCAGTTACTGATAACTTAAATTATCAAATAGATAGAAGTATTCAAGAGACCGTGTTACAATTTGCACAACAAAAAAATTCTGTTTATAATATAGCAAGAACTTATGGTCTTAAAATACCAGGACAAAGACCATCTGTCGCTTTAGTTGATTTCTCAATAACTGTTCCGGCTTTTGGTGATAGAGAAGATATAAGATATTGTGGTATTTTAAGAAGAGGATCTTTAGTAAATGGTGCAGGACAACCTTTTGAAACTGTTTATGATATTGATTTTGCATCACCAATAAATGCTGAGGGTTCGCCAAACAGATTAAAAATACCAAATTTCGATTCAAGTGGTAAATTAATAAATTACACAATTGTTAAAAGAGAAGTTGTTGTAAACGGTGTTACTAAAGTTTTCAAAAGAACAATTACGGCAAATGACGTAAAACCGTATTTGGAATTATTTTTACCCGAAAAAAATATAATAGGTATTACAAGTGTTTTATTAAAACCGGGTACACAATACTCCACAGTACCAAACCCTCAAGACTTTTTAAGTTTAGGGCCTGAAAGATGGTATGAGGTCGATGCTTTAGTTCAAGACAGAATATTTGTCGAAGACCCAACAAAAGTTTCGGATCAACCTGGAATCAAAGTGGGAAGATACATCACTACCTCTAACAAGTTCATTTCAGAATATACACCACAAGGTTTTTGTAAATTAACTTTTGGTGGTGGTAATATTTCTGCGGAAGAACAACTTAGAGAATTTGCTCGTGATGGTAAAGGATTCGATTTGAGTAGATATACAAACAACTATGCGATGGGAGCAGCACTAACACCAAATACCACATTGTTTGTACAATACAGAATAGGTGGTGGTTTGGCAAGTAATGTTGGTCTTAATACTATCAATCAAATTGGAACTGTCTCATTTGCGGTTAACGGACCATCAGATTCAGTTAATAGGAGCGTTATAAATAGTTTACAATGTAATAACGTGACTGCCGCAATTGGTGGTGCTAATATTCCTACTACGGAAGATGTTAGAAACATGGTTTCTTTTAATTTTGCCGCTCAATACAGAGCTGTTACGGTTAATGACTATAATTCACTTATAAGAACAATGCCTTCACAATATGGTGCACCTGCAAAAGTTGCGATTACTGAAGAAAATAATAAGATCAGAATTAAAATGTTGTCATACGACACAAACGGTAGTTTATCGAATGTTGTGTCTAACACTTTGAAACAAAACATTGCCAATTACTTATCTAACTACAGAATGATTAATGATTATATTTCCGTTGAGGCCGCAGAAACAATTGACTTGTCAGTTACTGCAGATGTTGTGTTAGATAACAGTCAAAATCAAGGTGCAATTATTTCAAAAACAATACAAATTATTACAGACTTCTTCAATCCTTTAGTAAGGCAATTAGGTCAAAACGTAAATATATCTGAACTTAGAAGACTAATACAGGCAGAAAACGGTATAGTTAGTATTTCTGATATTTCATTTTTTAACCAAGTGGGTGGCCAATACTCTTCGGCACAAACATCTATGCCATATTCGGACCCTGTGACAAGACAAATACAACCAACCGCAGATACTTTGTTTGCAACTCCAACACAAATCTATCAAATTAGATTCCCAAACAAAGATATAAATGTAAGAGTTCTGAACTTAAAATCCGTTAATTTCTCATAGGGATTTATTTTTTTTCAAAAGGGACTATTTTTCTATGAAAATAGGAAATAAACTATTTATGAAAAAACGATTTTTTTAATGCCAAAATCATACAGAATAAGAACCGAAGTTGGTGTTGACAAGTACATCAATGTAAATTTAGAACAAGATTGGGAGTCTTTAGAAGTGCTCTCATTGAAAATACTTGCAAATGATGTTTATACAAGAATGTGTGCCGATTACGGAGTTGTAGTTGGTAGAGTTTTTGTGAATAATGGTTTTGGTTTACCAAATGCAAGGGTTTCTGTTTTCATTCCTCTTGATGATGCGGATGAACTAAACCCTGTAATTTCAGAATTATACCCATACAAGACTATCACAGATACTAATGAAGAAGGTTATAGATATAACTTACTTCCCAAGTTACCATCATACAGAGGTCACCAATCTACAGGGTCATTTCCAAATGTGTCTGATGTATTGATGGATGACTCTTACATTGAAGTTTACGATAAGTATTATAGATTTACCGTTAAGACTAATGAGAGTGGTGATTTTATGATTTTTGGTGTTCCTGTTGGAAACCAAACTATTGTTATGGATGTGGACCTTTCAGATATTGGATGTTTTTCACTATCACCACAAGATTTGATACAACAAGGTTTAGCAACTGAATCTCAAGTTAATGGATCAACATTCAAATCGTCAACAAATTTAAGAGAACTACCACAAATTAAAAATTTAGTATTTGACGTTGATGTATCTCCTTTTTGGGGTGATCCTGATTTATGTCAAGTGGCAATAACAAGAGTCGATTTTGATTTAACGAAATTGGCAAATATTAATATACAACCTACTGCAATTTTTATGGGGTCAATCATATCAACAACTGATGATGACGCACTAAAAGTAAGTTGTAAACCAAAAAATAATACAGGAAACCTTTGTGAAATAGTTGCAGGTCCTGGTGAAATTTTGGCGATTAGACATACTATTAATTCTGACGATCAAGGATTACCAATACTTGAGCAATATCAAATAGAAGAAGAAGGAAAAGTAATTGATCAAGACGGTACATATCTATTGAATGTACCTATGAATTTAGATTATGTTTTCACAAATGAATTTGGTCAGCAAGTACTATCTGACGACCCATCAAAAGGGATCCCAACAAAAGGTAGATATAGATTCAAATTTAAATGGCAAAACGAACAAGGATTACAAGGGAGTTTTTTACGAGCCAATTTTTTAGTTCCGAATGTTAGAGAATATGGATGGACAAACTACACTGTAGATCCATTAACAAATAACACACCCTCAACGTACCCTTATAATTTAGGTGTTGGTGTTGTCACAGGATCTACAGTTGTTTTTGGGACAGCACAAGGATTGGCAGACCCAACAACAACCAATGTCCAATCTTATATAATATACATAAATGGACAACCATATACAGGAACTCTAAATGCTATTGAAATAACACCAGGTGACCAACTTCAAATTGTTGCAAATCCTGTTGACCCCTCTCAACCACAAGTTATAACATTCAAACAATACCCACAAGCTCTATTCGATCTTTACAGATCATATGCCTTTAGTACCGATTGGGATGATTATGTTAATAAACAAGAGGCGATCGATTGTGAAGATACTTTTTACGAGTTTCAATATAATAAAGTCTACACGACAGCAATGTTCCTTGATAGATACAAGAATGGAATTGGAAGGGCAAAACACTTAGGTATAAAGGAAATTGATAATAGAACTTGTAAATCAACGGTTAATACTTTTCCTGTTAATGATATTATAAGAAACTTTGATCCTATATTTTTTGTGTTCAACGTACTTGTTAATATTTTAACATTTCCAATTTTGGTATTGTTATTTGTTGCCCACTTGTTAGCTTTATTATGGCCTGTCTTGAAATACGTGTTATTATTTTTAGGACCATATATTGTATATCAGGGTGTTTCTGCGGGAATAGATTTAGTTTATTATATTACCAGTCTTGGTGATTTTTCACCATTAGGAGGACCGGTAATTTCAATTGGTACTATTTTACAAATTATTGCTCAAGGACTTAAGGTTATAATACAAGTTGCCGCTGGTTTGGCATTTACATACTTTTATACAAAATTCTTTATTGAGAATACCCAAAATGGTAAGATAGACAATTTCCCAAGAATTGGTTTACCTATGATTGCATATCCTGACTGTACAAGTTGTGATTGTGATTGTGGGACCGCAACTTTGGATGACGATTTTGATGCAAATACTTTAGCACAAGAACAACAAGATATACAAAATGGATTACAGAACCCTGATAGTGGATTGGGTTATGATGTAACTTTAGCGCAGACAAATAGTATTATTGCACCTGTTAATTCTCCTGGATCATACGATGTTCCCCACCCTAATTTTGAAAATGACGCTAATGGAGACGACCCATTCCAATGTGGAAATACTGGTGGGTACAAAAGTTTTCAGTCATTATTAGGACAAGACGATATTAGTGTTGCGGTTGCTGTAAAGGCGGCATTGGATTTCAAAAGAATAATTTCAGGTTATGATGTATTATCATCGACTGACCCAAATAAATTATATAGTAACGAAAAATATTTGTTACATGCTCCCCAACCGTTTTTATGGTCTGCAAACAAACAAGGGGCTGGTATTGCAGACGAAAGATATTTTGCTTACCCAAGAACTGCAACATTCCCACAACAATTAAATCAATTCAATACAAGAGATAAATATTTTTCAGGTGTTAACCAAATCAAAACAACTGTAAACCCAATTTCAGGTTCAACACCATTTTTTGATCAAGTTGTTGTTGTTTTGATGAATTCGGGAACTGCAGCATCAATTACACCTGGTGGTCTTTGTTCTTTCCAAGATCCAAACTATATGGATTCAGGTTCTCAGTTTAGAATGAGAAACCTTACGGGTGCAACTCTTAATCAATTTAATAATAATGCAATTACAGGTTTAACAACAACCGGAGTTACCACATATACTGTTAACTATGCAAACCCATCTAACCCAAATGGAACATCAAGTTTACCGGCAATAATTTATATTGATCAACCACAAGTTAGTCAAGTTGCGGGAACTACCACACAAGAACAAAGTTTTTTACAATATCCGACAGACATAGAATATTTCCAATTGTTAACAGGTTTAACTGTAACTGAATTTGTAAATAGTTCTTTAGGTACCTCAGGATATTACAAAAGTGCTTATTTGGAACACAATGTACAATTTGATTACCCAATATGTAATGGAAATAATGTACCTCTTTGTCCTTCTTTTGGTGTATATACAATACAAGACGTTTTATACACTATGCCAAATTGGCAAAATTTTGAAGTTTGTATTTTTGTTCGAGGTGTTGATCCACATACAGCACCACAAACAATATCTTATGATGTATCTAAAATATTTGGTCACACTTCTTTCAATGGAAGTGTAGTAATAAGTGGTAGTTATTATTTGAATGTACCAATACAAAGCTCTACGGTATCTCAAAAACCTCAAACACACAATACAACAAATAACAATAATGTTAAATTGTATTTCCCATCTTATAATTTTACAATTACACCACTAAGTACTAACCCAAACAACTATAGTGGATTTACTTCGAACTTACCCTATTATTATTTAAGTACTGACGATACTCCATCATATGTACCAACACCAGGATGGTTAAATGTATCAACACAAACACAAGGATCACCTTTTGTTTATCTTGACTCAAGTTCGCAATATACTTTACCAAGAAACCAAGTAACCCCAACAACATATGTTGGGGGTGGTGCGTTTTTAGGATGGGTTGGTAACAACACTTTTTCATCAAACCTGTTAACCGACACTGCGATATCTGACGATAATCAAAAGAAACAATACTATAACACAAATGCCGGATACTTCCAACAACAATCTTATTGTGGTGGAAACGGTAATTTAAGTTCTTTATATTCACCAGCATATTATAATCAATCCCTTTCACCTATTAATTTTGGAAATTCACTTCTTATAATCATGAGAAGTGATAGATTACCAACATCTACAAGGATTGAAAATGGTGTAAATCCAGCAACAGGATATGCTTTACATCAAAACAACAATTTTGCGGTTTATACTGTTGGTGGTGAATTAGAACCACCAACAATAACTGCAGGTGCAGACTTACCATCAGGTGATAGTTTTGATGAAACTGGACCAACTTCCGCTTTAACCTCAACTTTAACATGTGAAGGTATGGTTCCTTTAGAGTGTTATAGCGGTTCAGGAAATAATGTTGGTGTGATACCTGCAGGACAATGTTCTATACCCGAAAATAGAATGATAAATGGTTGTTATTGTCTTCTTAATAAAAAATACGTTAAAGAATATGGTTCCGATGTAAGATTATTTTTGGAATGGAAAGTTAGATTTACCATGAACTTTGCTGCATGTAGAGGGGTATTCGCCCAAGTTTTCCAAAACAATTGGATTAACGGGGTTCTTTACATGTTCAATTTTAACAAAAGACAAACATTTGGTACTAATCCATTGATACCAAATTATGATTATTGTACTGATGTTATAGTATTTGACGATATAAATAATAGTTTTTTTTATAGATCATCTCCTTGGAATAAAAATATCCAACAATTCATTGGTAAAGATAAACCACAAGTTAATCCACTGATACCGCAAAGATTAGCAACTTTTCCTGGATTTGGATATAATGATAGACAAATACAATTCCCAACCACCCTTGTAGATTTAGGACCAAGAGACTTTTTTATAAATGAGATTTGTTGTGGGGCCGGTGAAAACGGGTTTGGATCCTATTATGCAGACCAATTAAAAGCGACCTCATATCAAGATAACTCGGACATTATTCAACTTGGGTTCTTATCGAGGATACTGAATGAAGGTGTTAGACAAAGAATACTACCAATAGGACAAGGTCAAAATAATACTGAAGGTAAAGGAATTGAGCAATTTTTTAATAGTACAAGAGGAGGATATAGAATAGACGGAGATTGGGCACAAATGTTATCAATAAACTCAGAGTGGAAAGTTTTACCATTTATAAGTGAAAACCTTTCAGGACCAAATGCTAATGACTTTATATTCTTTGGTGATAATTATTATCCTGCAACACCTCCATCGGGGGCAAACGATGTGAAACCTGTCATGGGATTATTCTTCCAAACCCCTCTCGAAAATTTAAGATATAGAAAAATTGAATCCCCAGGAATTGAAACCTATAACTTTAACCCATTAATTCAAAATTATTTTGGATATAGTAAATCACAAGTGGTTCCACATTACAAGTGGAGTTTGAAACAAAGTAACCCAAGTCAAAACATATTTGGAACTGAAGATAATAATTGGTATACGAATGTTGTTGGACAAGGTTTCTTTAAGAAAAAATATCAAGATTTAGATTTTACAACTTTAGGAGAAAAGTATATCACAAGTACTACTAATTTAGGTTATATATCCAACTATACATTAGCCGGCATACCCGAACCGCTTATACCACCTACAATTGTAAATCAAGGACAACCTATAGGTAGTGCTAATCAGGCGGCCGTTGTTGGAGCACCTTACCACTTTTACTTTGGTTTAAACAACGGTAAAACTGCTTTGAATAGATTCTATAAACTTTATGTAGCAACATTAGAAGAATGATGACAGTAGATCCATCAACAAGAATAATAGAATCAACACTGAGGTTTAAATCAGCCCCAAAAGTTGATCAGTTTTTGAATGTCCCATTTGCTCAAACTTCAAAAGATTTGATTGAGTATGATAGAAGTGTTGATTTGAGTTTGGCAACTGTTTTTGATGAAGAACGACAAGCCTCCACAATATTCAGACCTGTCACAAAATTTACTGTTTTGTTTGAAAATGCTTTAACAGGATCAACAAAGTACGTTCCTTATAGGGATAATCTATATTATACTAATGAATTACAGAATGCTATATTGTATTACCCGGCGGGAAATTTTGGACCAAACCCATCAACATTACAAACAGTTCAATGGACAGGATTTCCACAATATTATGAATTCGATTTTATAAGAACAGACAATGATGTTATTGGATATACTCAACCACCAAATAATCATTTAGACTTTAAAAATGTAAGCGCAACAACTTACAATTGGAGTCATTATTTAAGTTATGCTTTTACAAATGATTATAATAAAAATTTATTTACTGTTGAACCTAACTCCCAAATTAATTGGTCATGGGTTGCATCTGATGGATTACCATACTACATAATGGTGGGTAATGACTTGAATGGGTTAAATATAGTATTCAAGTGTCCTATGGAACATGGTCTACAAGTAGGTGAGTTTGTTTTATTGTCAACTAACTATAATGGTACAGAAATGTTTCAGGTTTCAAGTTTAGGGGACACTGGAGATGGATCGGACGCATTTATTTTCAATATTAAAAACATTGGTTATACAGGAACAACATTCCAAACAAATTCACAAGGTACCTTTAAAAGAGTTATTAATGCCGCTAATTCGGGGGATACGATTAGTGAATATTACGTAAGAAGACATAGAATATTAACAAATCAAGAATGTTCGGTTTTAGTCAATGCAGGATTTGAAAGAAATATTTATGGTGACAAAAAAAAATGTGAGGTAAAAGTCCTAACTCCAAATAACAAAGCTCGAGTATCAACAAAAGAAGGTAATAGATCATATACCCTTTCATTTAATTGTGATGTTGATATACAACCATTAAGAGACAATCAGGGTAGACCTTTAAGTGAATTATTTTTTACATCAATTTGGAGAGGTTATTTTGGATGGACAAAAGATCTTAAACAAGGTTGGTATTTCAATACCTTCTTAGAGGACAAAAAACCACAATCATGGTGGGACGATAACAATGTAAACTCAAATGTAATTGTTAATCAAAATAGTTACGTTTCATTGTTAGGTTCAGGACCTTTCTTTTACAATGATTTTTTACAGTCGGGAGATACTATAGATGGTGATTATTGTGAGTGGAACAATTATGAGCAATTAGAAAGAGTTATATCAATATATCAACACAAAATAAAATATAACCAATCGTGGTTTACACTTTATAATGAATTTATACCTACGAATCAACCAGGTTATTTTTATCAACCACACAGTGTAATACAAATAGCAGCATTTTCAGATTATGTAGAGGAAGGTAGTTCATCAAATGTGGTTGGTATTCCTGACTATGCTTATTACTCTACTATGGCGGCACTTTTCAGATGGAGAGATAAGTATCCTTATGGATTTATAGACACCGATGGTATTGGTGTTGACTTTCCTTTTTTAAACAACGCTCATTATCCTTACAAAAATACAATTTTTAGAATTACTCCTGAGTTATATAATATACCAAATGATTATGCTACTTCAGGTTCGGTTCCATTGAACATAACAACAATAGCAGAACCAACAACAGATGAATGCGAATAGAATAAAAATATTAAAAACCGAACTTGAACAGTTTGTTAATATACCAATTAACATGCAATGGGATTTTACGGGAAAAGATGATGCTATAGATGAATATGAAGTAAGTATTCTTGATCAAGTTATAGGGCCTGCGGCGGACTTTGAAATTGCAAGGTTTACACACAATGTGTTTCAAAACCAAGACTCAGCAATTAATTACGAATTTTATTTTTATGATGACTCACAACCAATAACCGCAAACACCGTTGGTAATTGGAATATTTCATATTTGAATAACGGATTTACAGCAGAGGAAATTTACTACTATTCAAAACCATTTACCAAGTCTTTTTTCAAACTTGATTTTTACGACACGGCAGATGAAAGAGATCAACAGATTTATTTGTCGGTAATTTTACCTGTACAACAAGGTAAAACACAAACGGTTGTTTTATCACCTTTAGTTCCACCAGTGGAAATTAAAAAACCACAAATGACATTGGATTATTTAGGCGATAAAGAAGGATTTTTTATTTATTGGTTAAGAAGTAGAGACTTTATAGATGTTAGTACGTTTTATGTTACAGCAAAATTTTTCGATGCTAGGTTAGGTGTTTTCAAACAAATGACTAACACAAAACAAGATTTGATAACCCCAACCAAGTTTACTTTTAATAATGCGGACTATTTCTATTATAGATATAGTTTGAATTACGCGACTAAAACTTATGAGGTATTCTCCACTTCAACTAATTTAAGAGTTGGAGACGGATTATCACCGATAAAATGGTATGAATATGTTAATCCATAATGGAATTGCAACAATATAATTTCATAATTTCTCCTGAAAACATCAAGAGTGATTTAGTATTTGTCCCTTATACAGGGGAGACAGATATAACAACAATTATAGATCCTTGTTGTTTAACAGCATTTACATTTAGTGCGGTAACAACAGGAACAACAGGAGTTTATTTACCTATGGAATATATCTTGTCGGGAAATACAGGTGGTACTTCATTCTTGACAGGTTTAACAGTCAACTTAATGTTCACCGAATCTACTGTAGATATTGGTTATTATTCACCTACAGATGGTCTTATTTTACAACTTGATGTATTGAATAATTTTATTGCAACCGCAAACACAATTAACCCATACACTTACACGTTTTATAATACTTCTGATTTAGAGTTAATAAAATTCTTACAATTAGTTACTTACACTTTAAATTGGGGTGATGGATCACCACCACAAGCAGTCTTGGGTATTTCACCAATAACTCACACATATCCTGTAAGTCAAACATCATATACAATAACTCTTACGGCAAACTCTCCATGGGGAATTTCTAAAGTACAAAAAGACATTATTGTCCCTTACACCAATGCAACAATACCAAACCCGAACGGATCAATTACGTTTTATCCTGCGGGGGGTAATTGGTCGGCAACACCTATAAGTTATGATTATATTTTTACTGGTGACTCGAATACCAACGTTGGTGATTATTATTCTTACAATTATACTTCAGTTCCATTTCCAATAACAGGTTTAACACTATCTTCTGTTAACGACTTAGCACAATTTGGACCTAAAACAAATTTATATGATGGTAAATTTAAATTAGGGGTACAAGTTACGGGTACAACAGGGGCAATAGGAACATTTTGGGGACCTGATCCAAGTAACTCTTACACGGCATATACTATAAATGGTATAACTTATTTAGATTACGAAGATTATACAATTTATGTTACCGACTCTTATGGTTTAGTGCCTGGTGATATTGTATTGTCAGCACTAACAAAAAATGAGGCCTTGTTAAATGTTATTGACCAACCTGAAATTATCACTAATGTTTATGTTGAAAGAGGGAAATATACACCATTAGAAAATATACAAAGAATTGGTGAAGTTGATAATGTTGGGGATTTAGAAAAATACGGATACAAATATTTCAACATTGAAAAAGTATCAACATAACTATTTATAAAAAAAAGAAAAAAAGAAATGGCTACAGGTAATTACGGAACTATAAGACCAGCGGATGTCAGTCCCGAAGACGTAGAGATCGTTATGGTTTATACACCATCAAGAGATGATACACAAAATTTTATTTTAACAACATTAAATGCTCAAGATGTATTAAGACCATATTTCAATAATAATGCAACTGGTGGAAACACCGTTGAGGTACTAGGTGGTTTATATAGCTTAAAACTACCTGCAGATCAGTTTACAAGTTTAGGGATTTATACTTTGATGATAAGACCAGCACAAATTCGAACAACAATTACCGATTGTGGTGTGTTATCGGCTTTACCAAACGTAAAAGGAATTGTAATTGATTTGAACAATGTCCCATCACAATATAGAAACAAGTTTGTGAACCAAGGACTTGTTGGATTTAGAGTTGAGTATTTGAATCCCGATGGAACCAAAATACCAAACTTTTTTAGGATAGTAACATCTTCATTTTATTGTGAACCAGTTATTCAAAATTTAACCAACACAATTCAAAAATCTATCAGATATAGATATGTGGAAGGGGCAACAAACCTTTTATTTTGTACACTTTCACCATCTTCCTCACCAACAAACAAACCTAGTGCGACTCCATATATTGGACAACCAAATCAAAGTATTATTATAAGTAACACCTATTTTAACCCAATTTCAACTGAGATTGAAATAGTTGACCAAGACATCTCAACGTTGGCAATTGCACTTTATGGGAACCAAACTAAATCTATTGAGGACGGTATTTACACTATTTACGATGCTGACAATAATATCTATCAACAATACAACTTGTATGAAATTAAAGATCAGTTTAATACTCTTCTTTATGAAGTTAGACAAAATCGTAATGAAAATATCGATTTCTCTAAAGCTTTTAATAATATTGTTGCTTAATGGCTATACAGAAATTTACTTGCCCACCTCAAAGTAGTGCCGCCAATGAATTCTCAAATAATTTGGTTGGAGTTCAGTTAGTCACTGGTGGAGGTTTAACGCAAGCAAATTTCAACTTTACGACAAACATATCTGAAAAACAGAATAGAACATTTAATATTGGTACGTTTTCAGATCCGATAAATCTTGAAAGTATAAATATCGATAACAATGTCGAAGCTGCTGAGATCTTAGCTAACAATTATAGAGTTTATCCAAACTATGATTTATCACAAGTAACAAACTTTACACAATATGGTTCTTTGGTTAAAAGATTTTCAGTTTCAATAACTAAGATAATCAACTTTTATCCCGCAGGATTAGAGGTTTCTCCAAATACAAACAAGTTTATAACTCAAGAAACGGCATTTAATATTACTTATGATGCGGTTGAAAATGATACAACATTCGAAGTTTTAATATCATCAATCCGAAACCCATTTGATATTGATTATACTGTAAATGCCGAAACAAACATGATGTTTAATGAGATGGAAGTTTCATCTCTTAGAAACATGAAGTTGGAATATAAAAAATATGCATTAGTAATCAATGGTAATGAATACCCTGTAAATTATTTATACCCTACAACAAATAATTCAACAACTCTTAGGTTAATAGTTGATGGAAATCCATTTAACGGCAATTCAATATCTTATGATTATATTGTTATAAGACCAAATAACTATGAGGTTAACAAAGTATTCAACTTAAAGTTTGATCCTGTTGAAAATTTTCTTTTAAATAGAAATATTAATCCTCCTTACACAGCTACTTTTACAGTACCAAGAGAACAAGAAGATGGAACATACAAAATAACCACTGAACTTGCGACATTTCCCAAATCAGGTCTTTGGAATTTAGATATTGAATCACAAACATTTGATAACTATCTTACACAAATAAATGATTTTGCATTAAATCTTGATTCCTACACTACTAACTTAGTTTCAAGATTTTTAACGACTGGTGCTCTAAAGGAATTCGATACACCCGATCATAAGTTTGAAAAACTTTTACAAATTTATGGAAGAAGTTTTGACGAAACTAAATCATTTATCTCGGCCTTAGGAAACATTAACAGTGTTCACTATACGGTAAAAAACGACATACCATCACAACTGTTAAAAAATTTGGCACAAACTTTGGGTTGGGTTACAAACTTTTCACCAATATCAAATGAGGAACTTTTACAAGCTGTTTTTACGACACAACCAAATACTTTTCCCGGATTACAGATTGGACCAACACCTGAAGAAATTAATTACCAATTTTATAGAAATTTGATTTTAAATTCGGCTTGGTTGTTTAAATCAAAAGGGACTAGAAAATCTATTGAATGTCTTTTAAGAATGGTGGGAGCTCCTGAGGCCTTAATAGACTTCAACGAACACATTTATGTTGCAGACCAAAGAATTAACATGAGTGAGTTTAATCAACAATACTTACAATTATCGGGAGGAACTTATTTACAAGAGTTTCCCGTGTTAGAAACGAATAACACATATTCAATACAAGGTATCCAATATACCGGGTTTACAACAACATTTGCAAACGCTACAGTTTTAACAACAAGAGAAGATTATCCTGTAGACGATTTTGGTTGTCCAAAAATGCCAACACCAACGGAAGAATACTTTTTCCAAATTGGAGGTGGTTGGTTTGAATCAACACCTCAACATAGAATGCCTGAGTTTGCTTTACCAACAAATGATGTATTCATAGGTAATAATCCTAATTATCAGACACAACTCTTACCTTTCAATTACGGAGAAGAATATCTACAATTATACAGACACTTCCCATATATGAATTTGGGGTATAAAATAAGAAAGATCCAAGACAACAAAAAAAGTTGGAGTGATACTACACCAACTCAAAGGGTAAGTTTTGATGGTGGATTTAATGCTTATTATGAAGTAGGTGAAGAATGTTTGACATTGAATGTGAAAAATGTCGATATCATGATGAATCCAGCACAAGGTTTGGTTTATGATGTTTGGACAATGTCTAAAGAATATAATTACCCTATACCGGAACAAGGACTATTTTACACTCCTGAAACACCTTGTAGTGTACCAAACCCTTACCCAAGATATGGGGGAATAGATTGGACAACTATTATCCCAAAACCAAAACAAAAAACTTTCTTTGAATTTGCTCAGACATTTTGGAGAAACATGGTTAATACAAGGAACCGTCAATTTATTACTGATGGTAAGACTGGAGGTTACCCAACACTACAATCAATATATTGGAAATATTTAGAATCTCAGACACAAGCTGGTATACCTAATGATAACTTTACATATCAAACAATGATTGATTATATTAATGGTATGGGAGACTATTGGATCAGAATGGTTGAACAAATGGTTCCTGCGACAACAATATGGAACACAGGAGTTAAATTAGAAAATTCAATATTCCACAGACAAAAATTTGTATGGAGAAGGCAAGAGGGATGTAAGATTGTTCCTGTCGCTTGTAAACCTTGTTCTTTGGCAACACAATTATTTGTATACGATTGTCCAGTACAACAAGTTGTTTGTGGTCTCTATCCTTGGAATAGCGATCCTACAATAACATCTATGGGGGCTGTGTTGAATGATACTTTAGATACTTTTTATAGTCAAAATTTATTAAACCCAACCGATTGTTTACAGAATTCAATTGTAACAACATGGAATGTAGATTTGAGGGTAAATGGATTTATATTGGCAATCTCATCTTTTTACACAGGTATCGGACCATTCAATGTCCCTACTAACACAGATTGGGTTGATGCTCTAAGTGATACATTAAATAATTTACTAACCTCAGGGTATAGTTATAATATTGATGAGGATAATGAACAAATAACTGTGTTTAACAATAATTGTCAACCAAATTTTGACGATTTCCAAATAAACATAGGACTTGAGTTCGAAATATATTGTAATGAATAATGAGTATTTTAATTAATAATTATAGTGTAACGGGTGATTGTAGTAATACAGGTAGTGGTGCGGTTTCGTTTGATATAACTGGAAGTACACCAACAGTATCTCCTTTTAGTATTTCAGATGCAACAGGTCTAGGATTATTACCACTTTCTGCGGCAACAACTACATACTCAGTAACTGGCCTCACAGGAGGCACATATTATGCTCAAATTACAGATTCTAGTACAGAAAAAGAAATTTTAAACATTTATATTTCAACAGGTACTACCGCAACTATTGATTCGTCCAACACCACTTGTGGGCAGAATAATGGAACCATAACAGGTTTTACATCTGGTGTTTATGGTCTTGTTTCTTTTAATTTATACGATATAAGTAACAATTTAGTTACATCTGCAACAACATCAAATTCATATTATGAATTTACATCTCTTTCGGCCGGTACATATTACATTGTTGCAAACGATGGTGGTGGATGTACAGGAATAACGGCATCGGTCATTATTAATCCCTCATCTGGTTTAACATTTGGTGCATATGTTGTTGATGATGCTAGTTGTTTAGGTTCAGGTAGTGGTAAGATTTTTTTAACAGGATTGACACCACCATTATCGGCATACACGATAAATTGGAGCCCTAACGCTTTAGGTCAAACAGGATCTACAATTACAGGACTGACATCTGGAAGTTATATTGCAACGGTTACAAATTCATTAGGTTGTACATCATCTCAATCTTTTACAGTAAACAGCATACCACCATTGACTTCAGGAGGATTTATTGTCATATCACAACCCTCGTGTTTTGCTAATGATGGTGAAGTGGAGTTTATTGTTGTTGGTGGTACTGCACCATATTTTTTCAGTGGTTCTTCAGGTCAAGTTGAAATTACATTTAATACTTCAGTAACTTTTACGGGACTTTCTTCAGGTCTTTATTCATTTTTGGTTACTGATTCAGGTTTATGTACAATTTATGATTCGGTAAGTTTAATAACACCAAACTCTTTTAGTACAGTTGCTGTAACAACATTCAATTCAACATGTTCGGCTAATGATGGTAGTATTAATGTATTAGTCGATGGCGGTTTAAGTAGTGCAACTAATTTACAAATATCTGTATCAGGAACTACAGGTATTAGTCAAATAGGTCTATTCGGTAGTTCTAATGAGACATTTTACGGATTAGGTAGTGGAACATACAATGTAACAGTTGTGTCCGCAGGTTGTACCTATACGGCTTCTACTGTCATAAATTCGGTTAGTTTATATAGTGCAACTACTCAAGTAACAGGTACGACATGTGGTTTGAACAATGGAATTCTTGTGGTTAGTGCATCAACAGGGGGAACTTTTCCATATACATACTCATTAACGGGACCTTCAAATAATTCTAATGTAACAATTAATACCGTAACAAGTTTGTTCAATACATTTACAAATTTAGCATACGGTGATTACGTATTAACAATACAAGATACTTCATCACCACCTTGTATACAGTCATACGCGGTCAACATACCTTTTAGTCAAAGTGTTAACTTCAACTTATACCCAAATCAACCTGTAAATGGTAATGATGGATCCATAACCGCATTTATTACAAGTGGAGAACCACCTTTTACTTTAACTTGGAGTGGGGGAACTGCAGGTACTCAATCAGGAAGTACAGTCACGGGTCTAACTTCAGGTACTTATAGTCTAACTGTTACTGATGCTAGTGGTTGTACACTCACAAAATACACAACATTAACAGGTACTAAAAAATACAACAATTACTTGTATTACAATGTTTGCGATGACACATTCACAGATAGTGGATTAGTTACAAAAAGAACAATACGTGCGATGTATTTGGAAGGATTTAATGACCTGACTAGTGGTGACACAAACTGTATTATAAATTCTGCGACATTTACAATCGGAGCTGAAGTTGGAAGTCAATCGGCACAAACTATATTTTACACCTCTTCAGGGGCTACAGATTACCCAAATGATTTAATATGGGCCGATGCTATAACTGCAATATTAAATGATTTCGTTGGTATATCAGAGGTTATAGTAGATTTACCATCAAATAGAATTACAATAAAAACAAACTGTGAAGAGATCAGTAAAAATTGTGGTCCACAAACAATAAATCCATTACAAGATACTGAAATAAAAGTCAACTTGTTGATTGATTATGACATATCTTGTGTTAGTTGTACACCATAATGGCTAATCAAGTTTTAGTTACCTCAGCAGTTACTATAAATTTACCATTTAGTGGTATTGCTTGTGACGTTTATGGTAATCAGTGTCAATATTTAGGTAGTGGAAATACTATACCGTTTTTATTTAATTTACCAACAATATTTGATACCGCACCCTCAATTGGAATGAAACTCATTGATAGTAGTGGATGTGAATTATTTGAAATAATTTATTGTACGGGAGGAGATATCAATTCGTACAAACAATTCCAAAGCTCATTATATTTTGTCTTTATGGATTCTGACCCATATCAATTCCAAGATTAAGATATTTATAAAATAAAATGTCTTTTTTAACAGATCAAACACAAGTATCGGGTATTTCTTTATCAGATTTAGTACATGTTGTGGTGACTGGTGATACCTCACAAAATCCATCAGGATCATCATTCAAAGCTTCAGTACAACAAATTATTGTTGTGCCAACAAATTCTTGGGGATTATATGCTCAGACCGCAGATAGTGTAACTGTATCTGCAACTACTTTAGAAACAACTATAATAAATAGTGGTGTTGGTACATTATCAGTTCCTGCAAATAGTTTCAGAATTGGTGATTCATTCAACGCCAGACTTGGTGGTATTTTGTCAAGTAAAAATAATGACACTTTCACATTGAGAGTTAAAGAAGATTCTGTAGTTTTAGCAACAACAGGACCAATAACTATGCCCAATATTACTGATAAACCATGGGATTTTAATATTGGATTTACAATTAGAAATATTGGATCTGCGGGAATTGCTTCCATACTAACTCACGGGATATTTAGTTTTGTGGCCGACTCCTCTAATAAATTCGATGCTCAAGGTTTTAATACTTTAAATAACACTACTTTTGATACAACAATTAACACAAGTTTAGAAATTACAGTAGAGTTTTCATCTTCAAGTAACTCAAATAGTTTTACCACTGAATATTTCACATTAACAAAAATATATTAAATACACTTTTATTGTATTTGACTTAATTTTTCATTATGGAAGATATACTGTTTGTTTCGGCACAACCCGATGTACCTTACTTTATATGGCAAATAAAATTGTATGTTCATAATTTTATTGAAAAAGGAATCAACCCAAATCAAATACATGTTGTTTTGGGGTTAGTTAATAATGTAAACACTCCATCTAAAGAATCAGAACAACTTAAAGAGTTAGGGGTTAATGTACATTACTTTGTTGATCTAAGATCCAAAAAACATTACATACCAAGTATTAAACCATACCTCATCTCAAAGTGGATACGGTCAAATCCTGATTATGGAAAATTATTTTTCCTTCACGATGCTGATATTATTTTTAAAGAACTACCGAGTTTTAATCGGTTGTTAGATGATGAGGTTACTTATTTATCGGATACAATAGGATATATTGGATATAACTATATTAAGGATTGTTGTGAAAGATATGAACAACAACACCCCAATTCAGATAAAGGACAACTTATAAGTGAAATGGCAGATGTAGTTGGTGTTGACGTTGAAATAATTAAAATCAATCAAGAAAATTCTGGTGGAGGACAATACCTAATTAAAAATACAAATTGTGAGTTATGGGATAAAATCTATAGAGACTCTACAAACATGTATGATAAGATGTTGGATTACCAAAAAAGATTCCCCATAAATCCAGGTCAAATACAATTTTGGACTGCAGAGATGTGGTCACTATTATGGAATTTATGGTTATATGATATTGAAACTAAAGTTACAAAAGGTCTTGATTTTTCTTGGGCGACTGACACCATAGAAACTTATGAAAAAAAACCAATACTCCACATGGCTGGTGTAACTGAAAACCTAAGAGCTACAAAATTTTATAAAGGTGACTACATTAATATAAACCCAATTTCTAAGTTGAGAGAAAACCCCAATCATTTTGATTATATAGCTAAAGATAGCTCGACAATAAAATATATAGATAATATGAAATCTTATATTCAAAAATACAACATATGATTATTTATTGTTAATAGATGGTAGAGAATTGTTACATACTTTATTCATGTGACGGAAGTTACGAACCGATAGTTTCAAACTACAGTGGTCTGAGTGCTTATTCTGCCTCCTACATTTCTGTTGATACTATAGATTCATTACCAATAGACGAAACTTGTTTTTATGTTTTAAGTTTAGGTGAAATAGACTGTACACCAACAAACGAAATAACAATCTCAACAGGGATAACTTGCAATTGTCAATGTTATTGTTATTTTATAAGATCGGCTGATCAAAATTCTGATGTCACTTATGTTAATTGTAATGATGAAATTGTTGTTGATACTATTCAACAAGGACTAACTTACAATATTTGTAGTAAAGTTTTTCCACAATTCGACGCTCAGGTACAAATACCTATAAAACTAACTGACATTTGCCAAGATAACCAATGTCCCCCGACAATACCGACTGTAAAACCTACAAACGAATGTGATGTGATAACAATATTCCCAATGGGTGTTACTTGTATAACTCAACAACCTTCATCGGATAGAGATTTTGATGGTGCGGTTGAGTTAGTTGTAACGGGAGGAACACCACCTTACACTATATTTTGGGAAGTTGGAAGTTTTGCTCCGGCACTTACTAATCTTGGTGTTGGGGAATACTCAGCATCTGTTACGGATTATTATGGTGATTTTTCAGCGTTTACAACTTGTGTTTTAACCGCAGAGACTGTGACGTATTCGGGTATGTGTTTTGTGTTAACAGGGGTTGTTGAAGATCAATTAGTTTATATTAATTCAGAAGTTAAAGGTTTTAAAAATACAAAACCATACTTTGAAATACAATATGGAGTAAACCTTTTAGGATATGTATTTTGGAACCCAACTTCAGATGAATGGTATTTTTGTGAAACACTAGATTGTCAACTATCACCTTATAATACTTTGTTACTACCTGATGGAATATACCCTACAGGAACTACTGGTGATTGGCAAATTGCTCCAGACACACAATACTTAATTGTTGAATCAACAATTGGTAGTTGTTCACCACCAACAATACCTAAAGAAGAGTTTACTCTTTGTGCAACAATAGTTTTAAGATCTACAAGACCTGGACCTCTCACAATTTCATCACAAGTACAACTTGACCCTAGTGTGGATATAAATGGACAACCTAGTTGGTCATCATCTACAGGTCAATACGTTGTATATTGGGATAGTGGATCAACACCATCACAATGGGTTATGAGTGGATTTACTAATCCATCAACATTAGTAACTAATAACGACCCTTCGTATCCGCCAGTAAGTAATTGGCAAGTTTATGGATCTCCTGACGTTTATAGTGTTGATATTTCTCAAGGGGAGTGTTCAGAAGCATATCTTGTAATGGTGTCCGCTACTGTGAATGACGCTTTATGTGGTAACAATGGTAGTATTACTGTTAGTGCTTCAGGAGGAGACGCACCATATCAATATTCAATAGACGGAGGATTGTCGTATCAACCATCACCAATATTTAGTAATGTTTTACCAGGGACTTACAGTATATTTGTACAAGACGTTAACACGACGATCGGTTCTTTTGGACCTGTGGTAGTAAATAACATACCAAACACCATTTATAATGTGACGATGAACGTAAATTACAATAATAATACTTTTACGTTAACCGCACCATCGTTACCTGTTGGGGTTACATTAACGGTAGACGTAGTAATGTCATCAGTATTTAATTATTTCCCACAAAGTTTAAGTCCAATACCTACATATAATAATTTTACAACTATTAATGGTGTAGGGCTTATGACAAACATTAATACGACAGCTAATACATATCCTTTAGGTGGGCCTTGTAGTGTTCCTGGACCATTGAATAATACTCAAATTAGTAATACGTATTTAAACACATTAACATTAACAAGCGGTCAAGTTGTTACAGGAAGTACTACAAATAGTATTATTAATTCTCCTGTACTACCATGTTCAAATGCTTTAGGTTACTATACACTTACTATAACTAATGGAATACTGAATAACTGTCAGTGTTGTGTGGCAAATCTAATAAACACGGTTCCACCAGCACCACAATCAGTTTTATAAATTGAATATAAGAATATTTACAATAAATGGCTTACATAATTAAAAATACATCTGGTTTAGTTAACACTCGTGTAACGGATACGGGTAGACAAAAAATGTCTGAAGGTAATTTTAATATCTTATACTTTGCAGTAGGAGATAGTGAAATTTCATATGACGAGTTACCATCAACATACAATCAGGCTAATACTGTCATATTAGAGCCACAATTTAATGCTCAAAATAGTTCAGGTGTTCCCGAATCAAATAGACAATATATTAAATACCCATATTTGGTTGATGAAGGTCAAACAAATATTTATGGCATTCCTTTTATGGATTCAGGTATAGAATCCGTTTACAATAGAGCTGCCATGAGAGGATTTTTCACAGGAAACACAACAGCTTCTACTGTGGATTGGAAAGCATTAGTTAATAATACATATGTTATCACACCAAATTATGTGGTTAATATGTCTACGTTGAATGGGACAAATCAAATAAGTGTACAAAGAATGGACTGTAATGTTCAAAATAATAATACACCAAATGTTGGGGATTTTATAACAATATATTATGATGGAAGAGCAGAAACTGATTGTTCTTGTACCAATTTCCCTACACCAACCCCAACTCCTTCATTGTATAGTACTCCAACTCCAACTCCAACACCGACGAGTACACTTTCAGAACCTTGTGCGTCACCAACACCAACACCTTCACCAACACATACACCATGTTTAACACCAACACCAAGTGCTCAATGTCCTGTACCACCACCACCTGATTGTTTAAAAGATGTGGTAAGTTGTTTCTCAATTCTAACATATAGAATTGTAGAAGTTTGTGGTAGTGTTCTAACTTTAGATAGAGCAACACCTGACTTTACAAATTTATCAATTGATTGTTGGGCAAGAACATTAATTTATCCACCACAGATGGTTCCTTTGTATGATAGTTTTACTCCTGAACCACATTGGAGTAAAAGTGTAATTGACTTTGAATCAGTTTGTGATACAGATCAATTTGATGTTAAAATATGGAATATGAACATTCCTTGGACTGAAAGTCCAGCTGGATTAGCATCAGCTCAATTTCAAGACTACACAAAATTTGGTTCTATTAATTATATAGGACAAAAAGAATATTTTGGATACACTTCATCTGAAGGTCAAACATCTACCGACGATGTGTATTACTACAATTCTTTTGGTGAAAAAATTGTAGTTACACCTGAAGAACAAAAAACGACTGCAATAATTCATTATACTAATCAAACTATTGATTTCTTCTATGGTGAAAAATTTGCATTAGAACCTTATGATACTCAAAACCCTGAAAATACACAAGGTCAAGCAAGAAATTTCAAGTTACATATGCCAACAATAATGTGGCATAAAAATCCTGAATGTTGTTTTGGACAAACGTTTTGGGTTGATCCCCCTGGATTTGACAATCAAAATTTATTTCAAGTTCAATATACTAAGTCTAAGATTTCACAACAAATGAATCAACCTGGACTTAGGTATTACAATCTTTGGGATACATTTGCGCAACCTAATGGGTTACCAAGTAGAGTAGGTAAAGTTTACCCTGATTCAAAACTAATTGTTATTGACGACGAAGAATTGGTGGCAGCTCTATCATATAAATCAAATAGAAACTGGACATTACCGGCACCACAAGTGTCTTTAATAACACCAAACACGTGCGGAACTTCAAATACTACAGGTGTTCTAACAGGAGGAGGAGAAACACTTTGGGTGACTTATAGATTATCAAATTCAAACACATTTACAAATTCATTACATAGTAATTACTACACAAGTGTCGTTGGAACTGAAAATGTCTGTTCACCAGAAACACCTAAGAATGTTGCAATTAGATTTGGTGGAGATTTCCCATGTTTAGTACAACCTGGATTCTCACCAACAACTACAACCACAACATTTAATCCTGTAACCACATCAACAACTACAATTAATCCACCATTTACAACAACTACAACAACTCAGTGTCCTGTATGTACTGTTCCTGCTGGATTCTACGCACAACAGTTCCAAGTATTGGCTCAAAAAACATTATCGGGAGTAAGACCTGATCCGGCACAATGGAGGTTAATTGATTTTACAAGTCAAATTGAACAATACTTCATTAATGGTTATGTGACTCAAGAATCTTTAACTGCAACTACTTTTGTGGTGACCGCTGAAAATTATGGAAGTGCACCTATATACAATCTAAACAATTACATAAGTTTAGTTCCTAATGGTGCTACAGGACAACAATTAAATTTTGGTGATGAATACTATTTCTACGGTAATTTAGAAACCGACATCCAAGCAACATTGTATGAGATGAAATATAAAATTAACTTAAGTGATAATGAATTCTTACTTTCTCAAAACCCAACTTGGACTCAGGGAACACCATCTTATGTTACAGAAATCGCTCTTTTAGATGAAAATAAAGATGTTTTAGTTATGTCTAAAATGCAATCACCTATCTTAAGACAAGGAATTCAACAGTACGTTATCAAATTAGATTTCTAATAAAACTACAATTTTTATCTTCATAGTTTATAATATAAATAAAATAATAGTTTTATGGCAAAAAATTTAAAAAACTCCCCCAAAGTTTTGGGACTTGATATTTCCACAAAAACCATAGGGTGGGCATTGTTTGATATTAAAACACAAGAATTACTTGAATTAACTCACATCTCACCAAGACCAAAAATAGAAAAAGATGAGGATGATAAATTAAAAGAATTATTGTTAAAATCAGAAATATTTGCCGAAAAACTTAAACAATATAAAGATTTAGGAATTGTTAGAATTATCATTGAAGAACCACTTTTGAATTCTAATAACATTTATACAATACAAACACTATTAAGATTTAATAGTTTTGTGTTTAAAGAAATCTATAATATAATGGGAATTGTTCCTGAATTTATTTCAACTTACAACTCAAGAAAATTTGCATTCCCAGATTTAGTCCAAGAAAACGATAAGAAAAAATTTGTATTATTTGGTGGATTACCAAAAGACGTGGATAAGAAAATGATCATTTGGGAAAAAGTTGCTAAAAGAGAACCACAGATTACTTGGCATTATACAAAAAACAATACATTAAAGAAAGAAAATTTTGATCAAACAGACGCCTATACTTGCGTTTTAGGATTTATGAGATCAAAAGAAATTTGGAAATAATATCTTTTATATAACCGATAATTTGAAATATCGTCTTTTTAGACGATATTTTTTTTTATTAACAAATTGCACCTGTATCAGTTGCTGTGAAGTTTGGAGAAGAAGATGTTGGAATTGTAATTGAACAAACGTAAACGGATGTATAACCGTTTAACCCACCTGTAGATACTGTTCCATCACACTCGTAGTAGTCATATTTAATAAAACTTGGACTGTTGTTCTCTACGTACCATCTCGTAAGAATACAAGGACTTGATGTTGGAGTTGGAGTTGGTGTTTGAGTTGGTGAAGGAGTTGGTGTTTGAGTTAAATTAGGTAAACAATCTAAACACGCTCCATTTATTCTTGAACCCACCTCAGAAGTTAATGTAATATTATCAACTCCACTTATATTCTCAAATAATCCTTCATAAATTACGCAACATCCTTGTCCATTAACTATTGCGTTATATACATAACCCTCTTTTGGACTTGTGTTTCCTGAAACTAATAGTAAATCTGAGGAGAAGTAATCAAAACCTGTAAAACAATCTTTAAATTTCTTACTATTAGCACATTGTAATATTTCACTAAATGTATTAAATATTACCTCACCACTAAAATTACAAGGTCTTGTTATTTGTGGTGTAGGTGTTGGAGTTGGTGTCATTGTTGGTGTTGGGGAATATGACACTGTAATTGCGGACGCACTAATATATGATCCACCACATACATCAGTAGATGATGGTGTTGGAGTTGGAGTGGGTGTTGGGGTTGGTGTCGCAGATAGTGATGGTGAAGGAGTAACTAAACAATCAAAAATTGCACTAAAATCAAATGTGGCACATGGGTCAACAGTTGTGGTTGTTGTCACACAAATACCAGTGTATGCCACCGTATCATCAAAATCAGGACAATCGGATGTACTACCAAAAGGACCAAACTGATCACATGGGTCACCTAAATTTTGAGCTAAACACCATCTTGTTTCACCTGTTGAATAAAACATGAAATATCCGGTGGTTTGACCTGTAAAATAAGATTCACCATCGTAAATTCCGGCTAACTGATAAGTGTCGTCATAATTAGCGTCGTTCTCAACACAAAAAAACTGAGGACAAGTACAACCTGAACTACCAATAATTGTACCTGAACTATCTACATCATATACATCTATACCATCTGAATAGTATGATAGTGATGCTGGACTACTACACATTGAGTCTAAATAAACAATGTCACCTATAGTTAAACCACTACCATAAAGAGTAAAACTTAAAGGAGTTCCACACGAACTGTTAGGGCCGGTGCCGGTAGCAAATAAACCTAAATTATTACAAGACATATTATATTAACAAATTTTCCTCAACTAAACAATTATTACTATCAACTGATTTTACACCTACTGAACCCATACCTTCTAAAATATACGGAAGATCAAAAACATATGGGATTTGACCTGATGTTATTGTATCTATGTAAATACAAGTTGTGTAACCTGTATCACAAGCGTAAATATCAAAAGGTGGAGTTCCACCTAAACCTGAAACAGTAATTTGTGTTGGCATATCAACAATAAATATAAAAGAACATGAAAGTTTGTGTAGTTGATGTATTGAAAGTTTATGTTTATATTATAAGAGATGGAAGAAAATGAAGCGTTAGTTGAGTTATTGGAAGAGGTTCTTGGTGATCATGGACTTCACTACCCCAATCGCGGACAAATTTCATTCAATTGCCCCGTATGTGATGACGGAAGAAATAAACACAATTTGGAAGTTAATTATATTGATAATGTTTATAAGTGTTGGGCTTGTGGTGATAGTGAAAATACACACGGTGCTTTAGGTAGAATATTTGACAAGTATGGAAACAAAAAACAAAAAAAACTTTATAATGTTCTTAAACCTGAAACCGTAGTAAAAAGAGAAAGAAAGAAAAAAACACTCAAACTACCCGAAAGTTTTACCCTATTCAAAGACTCAAGTTCGGTGTACCCTGTTAGAAGACAAGCCATGAATTATCTTAAAAATCGTGGGATCACAGACGAAATGATAGAAAAGTTTGGTATTGGATTTTGTGATAAAGGGGATCATGCTGGTCGAATTGTAATCCCATCATACAATACAAAAGGTGAATTGAATTATTATATTGCGAGAAGTTGGAACCCAATGTCTCGTGCTAAATATAAAAATCCTGAAGCCGAAAAAGACAAAATTATATTTTGGGAAAATCTAATTGATTGGAACAAAGACATTTATTTGGTTGAAGGTGCGTTTGATGGGTTATTCGTAGATAACCCAATTCCAATGTTAGGTAAACACATGTCAGAACTTTTGTTTGAGACGATATACAAAAAGGCAAAGGCTGATATAATTATTTGTTTAGATGCTGACGCTTGGGAAAACGCAGTTAAACTATACCACGAATTACATGGTGGTGAATTATGGGGTAGAATTAAATTGATAAAACTACCTGACGATAAAGATATTGCCGACCTACGAGGTCAAATAAAAGAAGAATACTATCATATTATAAGATAATGGATTTAAAAAAAATTGCACAAGAAATTAGGGACATCATTTCTGAAAGACAAAAAGAGTTCCAACTTACCTTTGAAGAGGAAAGTCACAAATATACAATGTTGGATAAAGATGGAAATTTAAAATCAGATTTTCCATCGGTATCTAAAGTTATGAAAATATTTTATGACGACTTTCCAACGGAACAAGCGGCGTATAACAAAGCCGGTGGTGATCCTGATGAGGCCGAAAGATTAATGGAAGAGTGGGCAGAAGCCGGTAGAAAATCAACAAACTTGGGATCTCGTTGTCACTTCTTTTTGGAAGAACATACACTAAAAGAATTTGGAGTTGAGAAAATTGTACGACAACCAATATTTGATTGTGATGCAGAACAGATCATTAAGAGTGATACTATGATTATGGCTGGTAAGCATTACATAGAACTTCTTAAAGAAAGAGGATGTATATTAATTGATACAGAAATGGTTTTAGGTCATCCTGATTTAGGTTATACAGGACAACCCGATAAGGTGTGGTTAGTCATTGGAACAAACGGGAATCTTGGTATTTTAATAACGGATTGGAAATCTAACAAACCAAAGAATTTTGCGGTCACCCGTTATACTAAAAAAATGAAACAACCATTTGAAGACTTACCTGATAATGCTTTAGGTCACTACAATACCCAGTTACCTTTTTATGGTAAGTTACTTTTGAAAATGTTAGAAGGAACTAAATATGAAAACATACAACTATTAGGTTGTATTATCGTTTTGATTACTGAAGAAAGAGAGTACCATGAGTACCGAGTATCCAAAAAAACTATGAATACTATTTTAGAAATGGACATGAAACAATATTTGACTAAAATTAAGAAATAAACTATTATTGAGTATGACACTAACAATAACACCTACTTGGGTAACAACAACTAGTTGGGACCAATTATTACCTATTAAAGTAAAAATAAACTATATTATAAAATAAAAATGGACGATATTATTAAACCAAAGATTGATCTTAGACAACAACAGACAATCAAATGTGAAAAATGCGAGTCAAAGTTCTTCAAAGAAGTAACAATGCTGAAGAAAGTACCTAAATTATTAACAGGAAGTCACGAAGACACAATTGTACCATTCCCAACTTATATGTGTAATGAGTGCGGTCACGTAAATGAAGACTTTGAATTATTCATAGACTAATGGAAATAGGTAAAATGACTATCAGTGAAGCAGAACCATACTTAGAAAGTATCGCAATGCTTTATGGATTAAACTTGGGTAAAGTTAAACATTTCAAATTTGCAAGAATGATTTTGGCAACCCTTTATTGTAGAGAAAACGCATGACATATAAAGAGTTTTACTATTGGTTAGATGGTTATTTGACCAATAAACTTGAAAGTGAAAAACTAAATATCGCTCCTATAATTGAAAAGATGGGTCAAGTAAAAGAGGAAAGAACTAAAAGCGATTTATTACCTTTCCAACACATACCAATACCGATTAACCCATTCCCCGTCCAAGATGATCCTTACAGACCACCATACGAAGTATATTGCGGAGATAAAACACAATTAAATGATTAAAAAATGAAAAGAATATCAGCACTATTTGTAAAATGGTTGGCAAACCGTTTTGGATATAAAATTGTGATGTTGAAGGCAAAAAATGGAACAACAACAATTGAAGGAGATAAGGAAGTTGTAAGATACACTGATATTTCAGGATACTTTTTTAAAAAAGAACCACTCCGTAGATGATTATGATAAAAAAACTAATACACTTTTCAGACCTACATATCCGTCTTTTCAAAGACCACGATTTGTATAAATCAATTTTGGAAACCGCAATTGAACAGTGGAGAGAATTGGAACCAGATCGTATTGTTTTTACAGGAGATTTAGTTCATTCTAAAAACCAAATGACACCTGAACTTATTGAGATGGTTCGATGGTTATTAACAGAATGTTCTTCTGTTGCTAAAACAATTATTATTCCGGGTAATCACGACTTCTTGGTTAATAATACAGAAAGATTAGATGCTCTTTCACCAATCATCAATTCTCTAAATAGTAAAAACATCGTCTATTACAAAGACAGAGGAGTTTATGAAGACGAAAACATCAGTTGGTGTGTGTATTCACAATATCAAGGTAATATTCCACCTGACATTACCGAAGCTAAAGGTAAAAGAATTGGATTATTTCACGGACCAATTCAGGGGATGAAAACAGATCTTGGATTTGACTTTGGTGAAGAGGCTTATGATGTTGAAAAATTTGATGGACTTGAAACCGTGTTGTGTGGAGACATTCACAAAAGACAAGAATTCAAATTTAAGACTGGTAAAGGTTACATGATTGGAAGCCCAATTCAACAGAACATAGGTGAAAGTATTGGACGACATGGTTATGGAATATATGATGTTGACACAAAAGAATATTCATATGTTGATTTACCAAACCCAAAACCATTTCTAAAGTTTTCCATAAAATCATTTGAAGATATTGAAAATGGAACCGAAAAACTCCAAAATTTTTAGTAAGGAAATGATGCAGGCGGTGTCTGCATTTTGTGAGTCCAAAGAAATTAAGGATGTTGATAATTTCATTTACCTTTGTTTTAAACAAGGATTTGATATTAAAAAATATGGTCTTTTGGAAAAAACACTTAATGAAGGTGAAAAAGACTTAAAAACGGGTGAAGTTCAGGAAAAACGAGTGGAAATAGAGGTAATAAAAGAAATACGGGTGGAAGTTCCTGTTGAAGTTATCAAAGAAGTTGAGGTAATTAAAGAGGTTGAAAAGATTGTTGAAATACCTATTGAGGTAATCAAGGAGGTTGAGAAAATAATCAATACCTCTGATGATACTCAAGTAAATGAACTGTTGTCAAAAATAGAACAGTTAAACGGAGAAATTTTGATTAAAACTACCGAAATTAGCAGAATTAGAGAAGAATTCTCCACTAAAACAGAAGAAATGGAAAATAAAATGTCTAAAAAGGATGAAGAATTAGACGAACTTAGACAAAAGTTAGACATTCTTGTAACAAATGATAAGACAAAAATGTTACAAGAAACACTCCAAAACTTAAGAAGTGAGTTACAACAAAAGAACGAACAAATAAGAGAATTGGAAAAAATAAACCGAGAACTTCTTAACGGTAATCAAAATCAAGCTTACCTTTTGAGGGGATCAAATTTAAATAGACGAGTATGATAATTTTAATGTGGATGATTGCGGCCTATGGTATGACCAATATTTTGGTTTATGGGTCAATCTTCAACGGATTAAGAAATTGGATCCATAACAACGCACAACCTAATGTTGGTTTGACCCTTTTTAGACCAGTATTTGAATTCATTTCAAGTTTAATAAAATGTGTTTTATGTACATCAACATGGGTAGGATTCTTTTTATCGTTAACATTGTTTGCACCTTGGCATGAAATAATTGGACTTAACAAATATATTTCTATATTTTTTGATGGAATGTTATCGGCAGGTGCTGTATGGGCAATTAATAGTGTAATCGAATGGTTTGAAGAAAATAGACCAAATAATAATAATTAACTAAAAGTAAAAATGGGAAAAGCAGCAAAAGAACACAGAAAGAAAGTTGCAAAACGAAATGTAAAAATTAAACAAGAAAAGGCTGGCATGCAAAAAGCTTTTGATATGTTACTTAAAGAACAATTGGAAAAATTGAAAAATGATGAAATGACCGCAATGGTTGGAGATCAAGAAGTTAAAATGGAACTAGTTGAAGATAGAATTGTTGACCACGCATTCAAATTCACTCCTAATGAAGAGGAGTCAGCAAAAATTAATAAAGAATTTGAACCTGAATATGATAGTGCGGGATATACAATCGAAGATAGAGAGTTACCAACAGAAGAATAAAAATGGATCTTTTTAATCCGCCAAAATTATTTAACTACAATATTATGATAAAAGATTTGGACTTTTCTACATTTGAAAACCCAATTATACAAGTTGTTTGGGAAGATTTACCAGAAAATTTCACACAAGATAAACTCAAAAGTGTAAAACATTACTTCTCAAAAAAGTATAACACAGCGAATGTAAATGTCTTAACAAGGGCAAAAAACGTTGAAACCGAAACAATGCAAAGTATTGATGTTTCGGTAAATATTAACGACGCTCAGTACCAACTTGAACTAATCACAAATTATCTAAAGTCAAAAGGGTATGAAGATAAAAGTGAAGATGTATTGTCTATTAATAAAATGGTTGAAAATAGAATGTCTGGCGATGAAGAAAACCAAGCTCAATTTAAGAAGTGGTATATTCGAAACATCGAGTTCTCAAACTTTTTATCATATGGTGAAAATCAAACATTGGACTTTGATAAGTTAAATGGAATTGTGGTGGTTGAGTCTGATCCACCAAACTTTGGGGGGAAAACAGTTCTTACCGTTGACCTTCTAATGTTTTTATTTTTCAACGAAACAACAAAAACAACCAAAGCCGAAGAGATTTTTAACCGGTTCTCAAACAAAGATAAAGTTCATGTAAAAGGTGAAATTACAATAGATGGTGAAGACTATGTAATTGTAAGAAACATTGAAAGAAAATTGTCTAAAAAAAATGAATGGAACGTTAAAACTGAATTGGACTTCTTTAAAAAATTATCTGATGGCACCTTGTTAAATTTCACTGGTGAACAAAGAAGAGAAACTGAGGCATTTATTAAGAATTCGATTGGAACCAAAGAAGACTTCTTAATGACAATTCTTACTACAGGGTCAAACCTTGAAGATTTGTTAGAATCAAAACCAACAGCAAGAGGTCAAGTATTGTCACGTTTTATGGGACTTGAATTCCTTAAAAGAAAAGAAGAAGTTGCTAAAGAGATTTATGGAGAATTCTCAAAACAAAAGATTTCCAACATCTATTCGTCAGAACAATTAAAGAGTGATATTGAAACACATCAAAACTCAATTTCTCAATTACAAAATCAAATTAAGGAAAGTAAAGAAAAATTGGTTGAGGTTGATGATGCAATAACAAAAGGTAAAACATATCGTGATGATATGTTAAAGAAAAAACACACAAACATTGACCAAGAGTTAAGTTTGTTAAATCCTGAAAAAACCAAAAATGAAATCAAAGAAATTGAACATGAGAAATTGGGATATCTTACAAAAATATCCGAAATCAAAGTTGTTGAACCTTCTGAATTCTATGAAGAAGAAATCCACGACAAGGTTAAAGAAGAGATCAATGTTTATTACAAAGAGATCGTACAAATTGATACAGAAATTACGTCAATTAACAAATTAAAGTCTTCGGTTGAAGGTGGAATCAAGTGTGAACACTGTGGAATTGAGTTAATGAACGCAACAATTACTAATGCAAAAATTGCGGAATTAGATGGACTTATCGTGCAAAAAAACACAAAAACAACACTTATGACGGATTTATCCATCAAAGAACAAGGTTTTGTACGACTTAAAAAAGAGTTTGATGAATACGAAAAAAATAAGTTGGTTAAAGAAAAGTATGAAATTTCGGTTGAGAGTTGTGACCTTAAGATTAGTTTGTTAAATGACAAGATTAAAAGGTGGGAAGAAATCCAAGATAAAATACAAGAAAATCAAAAAATTGAATCTCAGTTAATTAAAGCTGATGTAAGATTGGATGAGTTAGAAAATCAAAAAAGAACTATTAATAATTCTATCACAACTAACGAGGGATCAATCAAATCTATTGAGGAAAAGATTGATACCAACCAAAAGAAAATTGTTACAATCAAAGAGGAAGAAGAGAAGGAAAAAATATATAAGATTTATTTGGAACTTTATGGTAAGAATGGTATATCAAAAATGATTATGAAAACTATGATGCCACTGATTAATTCCGAATTACAAAGATTAATGGAAGACTCATGTTATTTCAAATTAGAAATTCGTATCAATGACAAGAATGAAGTAGAATTCATTATGACTGATAATGCAACTGGTGTTGAAAAATTAATGACTTCAGGATCAGGTTTTGAAAAAACAATTTCTTCTTTGGCTTTAAGGTCAGTCCTTACTAAAATTGCAAGTTTACCTAAACCAAATCTTGTTGTCCTTGATGAGGTGTTTGGAAAAATTGCCAATGACAACTTAGAGATGGTTTATGAATTCTTCACAAAAATTAAAGATTATTTTGAAAAGATTTTTGTCATAAGTCACAATTCAATAGTATCAACTTGGGGTGACCATGTTGTAAAAATCAAGAAGGAAAATAATTTGTCAAAAGTTTTATAAAATTTTCAAAACTAATTGGGATTTTATCTGTATATTTGTAGAACAATTAAAACACACAAATGAACTACTTACTTTTTGTATACTATAATTCTGAAGTAAAAAACTCAGAAGAAAAAACACAAGAAATTGGAACACAACTTGCAGAACACATGACTAGTGGTCAGGTTAAATTTATGTATGGAGATCGACATGCAATCTTCCATTTTGGATGTAAAAGCGATTTTCAAGATGTCGCTGATGTGGTATTTTTTATTTCCGAAGAAATACCGGGTTTTGAATATCTATTAACAAAAAAAGGTAGAGACCACAGTTCAAACTTTGATGAAGACAACCTTGAACATTTAATGTCGTTAAAGAACACTACACCGAAGAAACATAAACCCGTAGCACCAAAATTAAGAACAAAAAATCTTGGTGAGGGAGAAACTTTTATGGATATTTCAGATCTTATTCTAAACTTAAAAAGAAAAGAAGTTTGTAATATGACTTTGGATGAATTATTAGATAAAATTAGTACTCAAGGTATGAATTCATTATCTGAAGTTGAAAAACAAAAATTAGACGAATACTCAAAATCACTTTAACAAACATATATGAAAGACAAAAACACGGGTGCATCTATCAATCAGGACGAAATTTATCACTACCTTAAAGACATTAGAAAAATTAAGGTAATGACCGCAGAACGCGAACGTCATTTAGCGACACGAATGAAATCTAATGATCTTACCTTGATTGAAAAACAACAAATTGAGGAAGAACTTCTAACAGGAAATTTACGATTTGTAATAACCGTTGCCAAACAATATCAAAATCAAGGTTTAGATCTATCAGACCTTATAGCCGAAGGTAATTTTGGTTTGATGAAGGCAATTAAAAATTTTGATTGGAATAAAGATTTACGTTTTATTTCCTACGCAGTTTGGTGGGTTAAACAATCAATAATCCAATCTTTAAATGACAATTCAAGAACAATCCGCCTACCGGTGAATGTTGTTCAGGATCTACAAAGAGCAAAAAAAGAATTGGAACAAACAGGCAAAAAACTTGATGATAAATTCCAAACTTTACCATCTATAATAGATTTGGATATGAATATCAATGAAGACGGTGATACTTTAATTGATATGATTGAAAATAAAGATGCTGTTGCTCCTGACGCTAGTTTTTACACAAAAGATATCCTAAAAGATAAATTGTTAAGACTTTTGGATGTTCTTGACGAACGAGAAAAAGTTATTGTTGGTGATTATTTTGGTTTAACAGGAACTCCAAGAACATTGGAAGATATTGGATCTGACTTTGGTTTAACAAAAGAACGTGTTCGTCAAATTAAAGAAAAGGCTCTTCGTAGACTTAGAAATGATTCTTCTGAATTATTTGATTATTTATAGAATGGGTTGAACCGAGATTACCCATACAACTCGGCAGAAGGTGCCTGAAGTCACCAGGGTGAAACTCCCCAATTCTATCTATACGGTAGAATGAAATTACACTCCCCCATCGGCGCCGGTGGGGGTTTTATTGTTTTATAGGGTTTATAATTATCAATCATTTGATTATTTTGATATTTATCAAATAAAACAAATTAAATGAATAAAAAATTTTTACCCTGGTTTTTATTGTTTTGTGCTTTAGGATTGTCGGGGACTGCAGCTTATTATAGTGTTATAGGTTTATCAATAATTTTTTCAGCTGTTGCAATTCCTGTTATTATAATGGGATCGTTTTTAGAAATATCTAAACTTGCAATTGCAACATACCTACACGACAAATGGAAAGAAACTTACGGAGTTTTGAAGATCTATCTTACAATGGCCCTCGTAGTTCTTTCAATCTTAACCTCTGTTGGTATCTACGGGTTACTTTCAACAGGATTCCAAAAAAATATTGCGGGTCTTGAAATTAACAATAAAGTAATTGAAAATATTGAAGTTAAAAAAACTCGATTCGAAGAAATCAAAACTGATTATCAAAAAGAAAAAAGTGTTTTGGACAAAGATATCACCAATTTAAGAAACGCCCTTTCAACCAACACAACCACCCAATCAATAGATAGAAAGACGGGACAGGTCATCACAAGAGCAAATGGAGGTAACAGAAAAGCTTTTGAGACTCAGTTAAAAGTAGCTCAAGAGAATAGAGATGGAATATCAAAGAAAATTGAATCTCTTAATGATAGTATTACACGTTTAGATTTGGAAATATTAGATCTGGCTTCTACAGAAATTGAATCAGGTGAGTTAGGTGCCATTAAGTATTTAAGTGAAATTACAGGGTGGGATGTTAAAAATACTGCCAACTTTTTCATTCTAACTTTGATATTTGTATTTGATCCATTAGCAATTGCTTTAGTTATTTCTACAAACCAAGCCTTTAAAAATTATAGAAGAAAAGAGGAAGAAGATGAAGTTGAAGATAAGTATCCTTTATATGATGAGATAGAAATACCTGAGAGTTATTTCCCAAATTCTACCCCCCAAGTTACCCCCCAAGTCGAACCTGAAATTATTGAAAAAATTGTTGAGGTTCCTGTTGAGGTTATTAAGGAAGTTGAAAGAATTGTTGAGGTTCCTGTGGAGGTTATAAGAGAGGTTCCTGTTGATAGATTAGTTGAGGTTGTAAGAGAGGTTCCTGTCGAAGTGGTAAAAGAAATTGAGGTTCCTGTCGAAGTCCCCTTCAAATATTATGTAAACGATAATGGTCAAATATTTGATGATCAGGGAAATGAAGTCGAAGAGAGATTATTCAATAAAAAGTTAGAGGAGATTGAGAAGAGAGTTTTAAAATATCAAAAATAATATATGGAAATAATTGAAAATTTAATCCAAACAAATTTTAAAAAAGAAGATAAAAAAAATCAAATAGTTCTTTGTCATACAT